CTAGTCACTGATCTATCTATTTTTGGAGGTTACTACCTACAAGTGATTTGGACTAAAGGCACGGGTGAGATAGCAGAACTTTACCATGTAGACTACTACAAAGTAAGAACGAACCTAGACAATAGCGAATTCTATGTATCTGACAATTGGATCAAGAATGACAATGTCAACCCTAGACCTGATTTCGAAACCTATCCTGCCTTTAATCCTAATAACACCACAGGCACACAGATCCTGTACTTCAAAGAATACAGAGCAGGAGCAAATACTTATTCCCTTCCAGACTATCGAGGTGCGATCAGCTACATTGAACTAGATATTTCGATTGGCGAGTACCATCTCAACACCATAAACAACGGGATGTTCTCAAGCAAGTTAATTAACTTGAATGGTGGTAAGGTAAGCCAAGAAGAAGAGGACAGAATCGAAAGACAATTCAAGGACAAATTCTCAGGATCTAAGAACGCAGGTAAATTCATGCTTGCTTTCAATGATAGCAAAGAGAATGAGCCTTCAATAGTAGACCTTTCCGGAACTGAATTAGACAAGCACTTTGACCTTCTAAATAAGACTGTTCAGCAGGAGATTTTTACAGGTCATAAGGTGACTAGCCCTATGCTTTTTGGGGTAAAAACAGAAGGTCAATTGGGTGGCAGAGCAGAACTTAGGGAAGCATCTGAACTATTCCAAAACACCTATGTAAACGCAAAGCAGCAAAGCCTTGAAGAGGTAGTAAATTACCTTTTGAAATTCAATGATATTGTTGCCGAACTTGAGATCAAGAAGACTGAGCCTATTGCTTTCCAATTCAGCGAGCAGATCATCAGCACAAACATGACTCAGGATGAGATCAGAGAGAAGCTAGGACTTGCACCTATCGAGAAGAAAGAGAGCCAAGGATCACAGGATATTATCAACTCTTTGAACAGCCTTTCTCCATTGATTGCTACTAAGGTAGTTGAGTCTATGGATGTAAATGAATTGCGTCAATTGATTGGCCTACCTGTAAGGACTGAAATCGTGACTCCTGCAAATATTGGTGAAGAACCTGCTGCTGCTTTCTCTGATCACCTACACCTTGAGTGCAGTATCTCAGAATACGATGCAGACATCCTTAAAAAGTTTGAAGGTAAAGGAGTATCTAAGGATAAATTCAAGGTAATTGAAAGTTCAAAGATGCACTTCTCAAGCATGGAAGACTTCATCAAGCAAGATCTATTTGCCGAGTACCTACTCAATGAGGTGCAGAAAAAGATTATCACTCAGATTCAAAGAAATGAGTCTGTGACCATTCCGCAGATTGCCAAGTCAGTAGGCATAGATGAGGCTTCTGTGATCTCAAGGATCAATACTTTGATAGATGACCAAGTGCTAGTTGAGAAGATTAGCCGTGAAGGCTTGATCACTAGATCGGTGACTCGTACAGGAGAGGCGGCTATTAAGAGGCTTCAACCTGTGACTTCCTTTAAGGTGCTTTATTCTTATGAGTTAAGACCTAATATTCCTGATCTAAAAGAAGGATCTCAATCCAGACCTTTGTGCAAGGAATTAATCAAAAGAAATTTATTCTTTACAAGAGAAGAAATTCAAAACCTTTCTAATCAGTTAGGCTACTCGGTATTTCAACTTTGTGGTGGGTGGTATACAAGACCTGGCACAAACATAAGAACACCTTTCTGCCGTCATGAGTGGAAAAGAAATGTAGTAGTAGAAAACACATCACGATGAGCGCAAATGTATTAATGATCAGTGAGCAGTCCTTCAAGGATTTCACTGTAGCTTCTGCAAATATTGACCTGAAGAATGTCACTCAGGTGATCAAGATGACTCAAGATAGGTATATACATCCTATCTGTGGGACTGCGCTATATGATAAGATCCTAACATTGATATCAAACGGCACTATAGGTCAAGGAGGGAATGCAGTCTACAAGACTTTCCTAGATTCATACCTAACAGATACCCTTTTCAACTATGTCCTAGGTGAATTGCCTATGGCTATGCAGTATAAGTTTGTCAATAAAGGGGTAGTAAAGCGCAAATCTGAGAACATCACAGAGCCTACCTTTGCAGAATTGCAGAGCATCAGCCAATACTACAAGGGATATGCTGAGTGGTACGCAGAACGGGCGATTAATTATCTATGCGCTAACTCTGAGCAGTACCCTGAGTACTTGAATCCTGGGTCTGATGTCACTACTATTCAGCCTGTGAGCAATCAATACAAGGTAGCTATCAACTTGGGCAGGGGTGACTATGAGGATCACAGACCATACAGCGAAAGATACCAAGGGAACAGATACAAAAAACCATTCTAAAAATGGCTTATTCTAAAAACGAAAAGAAGCTAAAAGAATTTCTATCCAAACAAGATGACTCTAGTAGACCTAGTCAAAAAACTAAAAGCAATCCAAGAAGCGCACCCAATGATTCGAACCTTCGGAGAGGGTGACATCTACGATTATGTAGATAATGGAGGTGAAATTCAATACCCTGTTCTTTGGACTGTGGTGAGACCTTCTGTGTATAGTAGTACTACCATGCGCTATGATCTAGTCCTTCTTTTTGCTGATCTACTAACTGAAGACAAAAGCAACAGACTACAGATCCAATCGGATCAAATGCTTGTGGCTTTGGACTTCCTAGCAAAATTAAAATTAGATAATGACTACAGCTTTAATACTGCGCCTAATGGTGCTATTGAATTTTTTCAAGAGCGTTTCGATGACTTTACAGCGGGAGTCTCTATTGCTATACAGGTTATTGCTCCTATGCCTTTGAATTTATGTGCCATCCCTACTGAACAAGCCTCATGACGATCTTTGAAAAGGATGCACTAGGCGTGCCATCTACCTTGATAGCAATCTTTGCAAATGTATCCCAAGTGATTGGGCTAGGATTTGTAAATATGTTTTTTACTTGGATCATTTCGATACTTTCAATCATCTACTTGATCTACAAAATCAAAAACGAGAAGACAAAATTTGAAGCTAATAAAGATGAAGAAGGGAAGTAGTGTACAGGTCAAGGTCACCTTTGGAATAAGGAGAAACGGAAAGGCAAAGAAAGCCTACTCTAAAGCATTAAACAAGCCTAAAAAATATCGTGGTCAAGGCAGATAGAAAACGCTTGACTATTTGGGCTGTCTCTTTAATAGTAGTGGCAGGGATAGCTTCCTACTTTTTGCCTACAGATTCTCTGAAATTATTCCTAGAGTTCTTACATTTCATTGTCACATCACTAGTCCTATAAATGGAGCAATACAGACCAAGGTTGAATCAGCATGAGTGGGAGATCATTCAAGGCATCAGAAATGCCAAGAGAGGTGGAGGTGTTTTGGAGATCGGGGATCTTCATGAACCTTTCTGCCTAGATGATTATCTTGATTTTTGCATTGAACAGAAGCATAGATATAAAACTGAAAAGGTAGTATTCCTTGGTGATATCATTGACAATCACTATGCATCCTATCATGAGACAGATCCTGATGGCATGAGTGCCTTGGATGAATTGAATCATGCTATAGATCGAATCAAAAAATGGAGGGATGCTTTTCCTGAAGCCGTGGTGATTATTGGAAACCATGATAGGCTAGTAATGAGAAAAGCCTACACGGCAGGGATTTCAAAGAAGTGGATCAAGACCTATAAGGAAGTGCTTGAAACACCTAAATGGGACTTTGTTGAGGAGCATATCCTTTATGATAATTTGTACGTCCATGGAGAACAGGGTACTGCTATAGCAAGGGCTAAATCAGATTTAATTTCTACCATTCAGGGACATAGACATACGGAAGCCTACACGAATTTCGCAGTAGGAAAGAATTTCAAACTATTTGGAAAGCAAGTAGGCTGTGGAATTAATAAGCAGACCTACGCAATGGCATACGCAAAGGCAGGGAAGAAGCCTGCCATAGGTGTAGGCATCACTTTAGACTACGGCAAACTCCCCTTCAATGTAATGATGGAACTCTAAACTACATGAGACCAAAGTTTTCCATTTATAATTTTTGATATAGTTTGCTGAGTCATGTTGAATTCTTTTGCTATATCCTTTTGATATATTCCATTTCGTTCATTTCGAATAATCCTGATCTGATCATCTGTTAATTTTGATTTGTGATTCCTTTGACCTTTTAGCATTACTCTCAATCCTGTTCTATCTGCGTGCCTCATGTTTTCAGATCTGTTGCACCATTCAAGATTTGATAAATGATTATTTTTTTTGTTGCCATCAATATGATTGATTTCATTTTTATCATTGACTATATCAAGAAAATTTAACCCTACCAATCTGTGAACAGGAAAGGGATATTCTTTTCCATCCTTAAGAAGTTTAACTCGTAAATATCCTAGACTGGATTCTACATTTGTCATGATTAATTCCCTCCCTCTTTTCAATGATTTGACTCTACCAAATGAACTGATTTGATAATGTCCTTCAAATCCTTTCACATCTTTCCAAATTTCCATAAAATAAAACCGCCCCACTTCAAGGGGTAGCAGTCCCTATCCATGAGGCATTTGGTTTTTAGTTTCTTATATCGCTGCTACCCGATAAACAAACATACTAAAAAAAAACTATATTTACAATAGTATGAAAAGACCTATTAAATATATTGCAATCCATTGCACGGCTTCCCAACAGACGGCAACTGTGGCAGCTATTCAAAGGCATTGGAAGGATCAGCTAGGATGGAAGTCACCTGGTTATCATTTACTAATAGAACCAAACGGAACTATTCACAGGCTTATGGATTTCAATGGGGTAGCCAACGGGGTAAGGGGATTCAATAAGGAATCAGTACACATATCCTACATTGGTGGAATCACCAAGGAAGGAAAGCCCGTAGATAACCGAACTGCTGCGCAAAAAGAAGCTATTTTATTGTGCATAAAAGAGGTTATTGAATGGTCTGATAATAAGTGCTTGATAATCCAAGGTCATAGAGATTTTCCAAACGCGAACAAAGCCTGCCCATGCTTCGATGCAAAGGCTGAATACAGGGGAATAGTATGAAAGCAACACTAAAATTCAAACTACCCAAGGATCAATATGAATACTATAGGGCAGTCAATGGAGGTGCTACCTTTGGGATTATCCATGACTTTGATCAATGGCTAAGATCTGAGATCAAGTACGGAAATCACAGCGAAGAAAAGTATAAAACTCTTGAATTGTGCAGGAAGGAATTATTTAAGTTAATACAGGCAGAAAATATAGACCTTGATAAATGATGCACGATCAAAGAAAACTCATTGCAATAATAGCTTTTATTGCTGGTGTAATCTTAGCTTTTATTGTCTTTCCTAGACCTGAGCAGGAGACAGTCTACAAGTTTGAAACGAAGGTAGAAACGGACACAATCTACACTCATGTGGTGGACACGATTTACATCCCAAAAACCAAGATCAAAACAAAAGTTCTTAGGGATACAATCCTTTTGGATTATAAGCCTAAAATTAGCCTGTTTAAGACCTCCATTCCTTCGGAGTATGGAAGTACCCATGTAAGCGGTGAAGTCCTTGGAGAAGTCCTAAAAATGACTGCTACGAACGATTTCAAAATACCTGTGGTGACCAACACGATAACCAACACGGAAACGAAGACAATAATACAAAAGCCGAAGGGGATATACTTAGGTGCAGGGGTTAACTCTTTGCTTCAGCCTAGCGGAAAAGTTTCCTACTTGGATAACAAATACCTATTTGAATACGGCTATCAACCCGTGACAAAAGTTCACAGTTTGGGAATTTCTAAAAAGCTATTCTAATGTGGATTGAAATTGAAGTCATGCTCTCTGGAAATACTATTGATTGGAAGTCATTAGGCTTAGAGGTTCAGCATGAATGGAGTAGGCGAATGGTACGGGCAGGGGACATCCAATATGTGCAGGAATTAATGCATGACATTCAGATCATGGCTTTCTATGACAATACTACCTGCCTAGTTAAGGGAAACTACAAAGATATCCGGAGTGAGATCCTCCACCTAGATCAAGAAAGCGATTTGGACTAACTCGGATTTTTGCCGAATTTGTTAAATATAATTTACAAGGTACAGCAGATTTGTAAAAATCCTTTTACTTTACGATATCCTTTAGCTGCTGCCAGATTTCAGATTCAAGATCTCCCCAATACATTTCACAGCCATCATTAGTAAAAGGTGGGGTCATAAAGTAGGACTGATATTCACTAGGCTTGGCGGTGTACCTGAAGCACCCTTGTTTAAATGGGCAGCCTTCACCCTTGCACATGGTTATATCCAGACTCATTTTTTAATCCTCATTTGACATCATTTCTTTGAGCCTATTCAACCTATTCCTTTTGTACTTTTCTTCTTTTTGATTAATCTTGAGAAGTACTAGGTAGCCGATTAAATCATTGATCACATCTTCATCATCCTTTTCTAGGCTTCCGTTTTTAATCCGCTTGAGTTTGTCATCTATCCTAACCAGTAGTCCGTCTTTTGCGGACAACTTAGAGAATACACCAAGGGGTTCTAGGGCTGAGTTTCCGTACTTTAAATTCTTAGAGACAAGCAGTTCACGGATTTCAAGGAGGTAGGAAGAAACCTTGTTTGCAAATTCATTCATCGGATAAGGTATTCAAAGATGGCTATAAAGATCAAAGCAAAGATAAGAGAAAGCCCTACTAATTTCAAGAACGATCTAGATCTCTGACTCATGGCACTCCTTGAATGATTTGAACCTATCCCCTTTCAGGTATTGACTTGATCGGAACTTTGACCTTCCCTTCTTGATCAGGAAGCCATCCGCAAAAAGTACATAGAATTCATTTTCTGATACTACATCATTGAATTGAATGTAGTCTATCCACCATTCCGCAGGCTTACGATTTTCATCCATAACCTTGGAGGCTTTCCCGTATCCGAAGGGGTTGATGATCTCAGATTCTTCCATAGTTTTATTTGCAAGTTATAGGGATAAAAAGATAGGCTTGAAAAAAATCTCACTTTTTGTAGAAAATTTTTTAACAAATATTTTTTTATTTAATTTATTCCTTCGATATTTGACCTATCAAATAACTCTAACCAAAAAACACCATGAAAGCAATCGAAAAAGTACAACAGGAACTAAACAAAGTATTCGCAATGCAGGATCAACTTCAGAAAGAAGTTTGGACAAAGGAAAACTACCAGATCAATTCAATGAGAGAAGATATGCTTTCAGAAATGGCATCTACTCTTTCACAAGTATTGAGAAGCCTAGAAGAAGAAAATGAAGACTTAGAATTTATCAGCCTAAACGAAAGATAAAACACAGCCCTTCGGGGCTTTACTTTAAACCCTAAAAAAAATGAATTACCAAACAGAAAATTTCTTCGATCAAGAGATCACATTCACCTACGAAGGTCAAGACTACCTTTGGATAGGTGACTACACTATCGAGCACACTGGGGAAGATGAAAGCGAATTTGCCCCTGCTTATGGGGAGATGGAGATCAGTATAGATCACACCACTAGCCTATCATCTTATGAGCATGGCTTTGAGGTTATCCCTACTAGATCTATTCTCATGGCACTAGAAATAGAAATTGAACGCAACTACTAAAAACCAAACAAACAAACCAATGGAAAAATCAAATTCAATTCAAAACCTTACCCAAGGACTAGCCAAGTTTCACGCTATGGTCGGGCGCATTTCAAAGGATGCAAAGAACCCCTTCTTTAAGTCTAATTATGCAAGCCTCCCTCACATCATCACGGAGATTGCAGATCCTTTAGAAAAGGCAGGGCTAGTACTTTCGCAGTTCCCAAATGGAGACGGACTTACCACTATGCTAATTCACGCAGATAGCGGAGAGTTTATCTCTGCTACCTACACCTTGCAAGTAGTACGGCAGAACGATCCACAGGCTCAAGGTAGTGCTATCAGCTACGCTAGGAGATACGCTATCACAAGCGTTCTGAATCTAGCCATTTCAGATGATGATGCCGAGGCAGCAATGAAGCCTTTGAGACAAGCACCTGCACCGGTGAAGGTAGCACCTACAGAGCAGCAGTTCGCAGGGATAGTACAGTACTTGAATGGAACTCCAGAGCAGCAGAAGACAGCAAGAGAGGCACTAAAAAAATATAGCTTAACCAAGGATCAACTTGAAATAATCGAAGGACTATGAACCTATATCAATTGACTCAGGAAGCGCAGTATCTGGCTGCCCTCCTTGAAACCGAAGAACTGACTCCAGAACTAGAAGAAGAATTGCTAATCAATCAGGAACAACTGCAGACCAAAGGAATAAAC